TCAAAACTATTTCGTTCGACATCGAAGAATAATTTGACAGACGCGTAATGCGCGTCTATACTCCTTACATCGAACACACACACCGGAGCAGACCATGAGAACCAATCCAAAAAACAGCCCAACCGAAAAACAGCAAGCGTGGTTTGGCGTAGCGGACACCAAGGGCCGTAAAGTAGGTGCGGTGATACTCACCTACTCAGTGACCTATGAAAACAGCGCTACGGGCCTGTCAAGCCTTCCGGAGGGTACTTTATACTTCGTGACAATCCTTGAAAATCGTGGTCAGAAGTGGTTCGACTCGACACTGGTGCGCGGACGCTTCGCTACGGAAGCAGAACGCAGCGACTATATCGCCGCAAGTATTGCGAATCGCCTTGATCAAGCATACAAACAATTTGGAAAAGCATGAAACAGTTCTTCGATGGTGTCTTGTTCGCGGTGGTGGCCTTCGGGCCAGCTCTTATCGTTTATCTTGTGAAGGGACTTTGATATGGATCCGACCAATCGTCCGATGGCAGCACCGGGGCTAATCAGCTACCGTTTAAAGACCCGCTACGGGTACGTAATGATCGGCGCTACGGATACCCTAGACGCGCTTAAACAAGCCCTACGCAGCAGCTTAGATGCCCGCGTAGAGCACCTTGAAATCTGGGACGGAGAAAAATATGTCGCAATCTAATCCTGACCCGTTTGACATCAGGAAAGCCCGCGCAGATGCGGGCATAACACAAAAAGAAGCGGCCAAAATGCTGCACACCAGCATCCGCGCTTACCAACAATGGGAATCCGGCGACCGGGCTATGCACCCTGCATTCTGGGAATTGTTTTTAATCAAGTTGGGGGTACACGATGGCAACTAAGAAGCCCGTAGCGGCACCGGAAGAGTACCGCATGCCGGTAGAGGTATCTGCCTGGATCGAGCAAGCAGAGAGCCGATTGAAGTACCTGACAACAAAGATCGCGGAGTTGAAGGAAGAGAACAAGAACCTGAAAATTGCGAACAAGGTGATGGAAGTTCGCGTGATGGGACAAAGTAGCGAATAATTTTTTCATAAATCGCTTGCAAGACGCGTAATGCGCGTCTATACTCCTTACATCGAACACACATACCGGAGCAGACCATGATCACAATCGACCAGCAAATTGCAGGGAATCAAAATCGTCGCATTGCTAACCAGAACCGAATGGACGCGAATTATGATGTCATGGACGTTCGACTCGAGGCTGCGGAAGAACTGGTCGGTGAACTGTGCAGCGAAGGCAAGACGGTCTTTTACATCAACCAGCGCAAGGCAAACGGCGCGTTGATGGGTACGATCAAGCGGTTCGAATACCGCCTCCAAGCTGTTCAATTCTTGATCCGTAACGACTATGCGTAACTGGTCCGAGGTATTCGCCAACAAGGCCGCAGGGTACGACTACGCAACCTGCGAGGCCGTGATAAAGGACTGCCACGACACGCTGGCGCTACAAGGGGATAAGCCGCACACAGACCCGTACTGCCAGAAATTGTGGGCCGAGATAGACGCGATGCGCGACCGGCAAATGAAATTGAAATAATGCTTGCAAGACGCGTGATGCGCGTCTATAATTACTACATCGAACACACACACACACACCGGAGCAGACCATGTCGCACATCGAACACCAAGCCGCATACGACCGCGCGATCAAGCGTAACATCCTCAACAACGCGAACAAGACATGGTTTGCTGCAACACCGCGTCATCAGGAAATCCTCGACGCACTGTGCGCAGGTCGTAGCCACCCAGACGACCGCAATCCTGACCGCGTCGAGTATTCGGACAACTTCATCGGCAGCATCGCCAAGGCGTTCGACAGCTTCGGCAAGCTGTCTGTGAACCAGTCCGCAGCCGTCCTGAAGGGCATCGACGCCCGCGTGGCGCGTAAGGCAGAGTGGGCCGACAAGGCCGCTGTCCTGAACTCCACGCGTACTCACATCGGTACCGTTGGCGAGAAAGTAACCCTGACCCTGACCGTCGTGCATGTCGTCGTTATGGAAGGCGTCTACGGCACCAGCTTCTTCAATATCTGCGAAGACGCAGACAAGAACGTGGTCATCTACAAGGGCAACGCACAAGGGTTCCCGAACAAGGGCGAGACAGCCACCGTGACCGCGTCGGTCAAAGAGCATGGCGTACGTGAGGGCGTCAAGCAGACGATCATCCAACGCCCGAAAGTAAAATAGTTTTTGCATAAACCGCTTGCAAGGCGCGCTATGCGCGTCTATAATTACTGCATACACACACCGGAGCAGACCATGATTGTAGTCAACCAGCAGGTAACTTTGAACAACTGCCTACCCCCAAATTGGTTCAAAAAAGGATTCCCATTGTTGCTAACCGGCAAAGTAACAAAGGTTTTTAAGAATGGTAATTTTGCGGTGTCGGTGAACGAATTGCCAAATCGTAGCGAGGATGGAAAGCGTACGATGCACTTCAGTGCTGAAGACCTAGCATAAAACTCTTGCCTCTACTCTAACTTTATATTAGAGTAGAGTGCCTTATACAATCATATACTGGAGTAATTCATGAGCAAACTTAATGCCTTAGTCAACGCAGAGATACAGCGCTTGATGGTCCCAAAGAAGTATTCGTTCATAGTCACAATCAACTACAGCCACGAGGTCACGGTGCTGGCGGTTGACGAGGAAGACGCCATCGACATCGTACTGTCGGCTAATCCCGAAGACGTGCGCGTGTTGAATTGCAACGACGTGGAAGTGCTGGCATGAATTCCGAAACCGTGTACGCGGCGACGATGGTTATTCTTTTATGGATATGGATCCTGTCATGACGATGCGCGAAGAACTGGTCAATCTGGACAAGTACCTAACCAGCAGAGAGATAGACGCATCAATGGCTATGTCGATACTGGCGACAACGCTGCTGGCCTATGCGGATGCGTACAGCATCCCAATGGCCGATATAACGAGCCGGCTGCTGACGGCCGAGAAGCTCCGTGCTATCGTGCAGGGGACGAAACACTGAGGGCAATATCATGGTTGAAAAGAAGAAAATGGGCCGGCCACCGGGCACACCGGTGTATGCCAACAAGGAAGCAATCAAGAAACAATTGGTAGGCTGGATGTCTGAAGGTAAAACTTTGCGTGAGTTTTGCCGCAAAGAGGAAATGCCTGTCTACGCGACAATCTACGATTGGCTCGAGGAAGACGCAGAGTTCAGTGCTCGCTTCGCACGTGCGCGGGATATGGGGCACGATGCAATTGCCGAAGACGCGCTGCGCATTGCGGATAGCATATTCCTGGGCAAAAAGGTAGTTTCCCATAGTGGTGGCCGCGAAGGAGAAGACGCGATTACGGTGACCGAAGAGGACAGCGTTCAACATCGCAAGCTGCAGATCGAAACCCGCTTGAAGCTACTTGCAAAGTGGAACCCGAAGAAGTATGGCGAAAAGACGGTCATCGCCGGCGATGCGGACGCGCCCCTGGCCGTTGCGGTCGACTTCGGGATATTTGGCGAACTGATCAAGAACATGACGTTGAAGCGGCAGTCCGGAGAATAAGCAGTTTTTAAGCGTGCTGCGTCTCACGCTTTTTTAGGGAGTTAAAACTCATGATGCCATCACCCACCATTAACACCGCGATACAAGAACTAATTACCCAAGCCATCAACGAGCATAAAGCGGGCAAGGCTACGGAACTTACAACCGCGATAGAAACATTGGCTACTAGAGCCGCCAACCATCCCAATCCGGTCTCCGCTATGAATCTCGCGCAAGCGGCACTCACCTTATCTCAAGTCGCTTCGTCAGAGTTAGAACGCAAGCACCGACACGGCCTATGAGTGACCTTGTAACATTGCTGCAGGATCCGAAAGTACGGGAGCAGTATGCACTGCTGCCCGAGCCATTGCGCGAGGCGTTCAACTGGCGCACCCGCTGGCTCATGGCGGCACATAACCACCAGATCGAGCCGGCAGGGGACTGGTGGTCCATCTGGCTTATGTGCGCTGGCCGCGGGGCCGGCAAGACCAGGGCAGCGGCAGAAAACCTTTCGTGGTGGGCATGGGAGGAACCGGGGACTCGCTGGCTGGTATCCGCACCTACCGCCGCCGACTTGCGCGGGGTATGCTTCGAGGGGGACTCGGGGCTTTTGGCCGTCATCCCGCCGAAACTTGTGCATAAATACAACAGTTCACTTCTTGAGTTGACATTGACCAATGGTTCGCTAATAAAAGGAATTCCCGCGTCGGAACCTGAGCGGTTCCGCGGTCCGCAGTTTCACGGCGGCTGGCTCGATGAACTGGCAGCGTGGGACTATCTGCAGGAAGCGTGGGACATGATCCAGTTCGGCATCCGGCTGGGGAAGAAAACCAAGCTGATCGCGTCGACGACACCGAAGCCGAAGCCGGTGGTCATGGACCTGATCGACCGGGAGGGTGACGACGTTGCGGTAAGCCGCGCGTCGACGTTCGCCAATATCGCCAACCTCGCCCCGTCGTTCCAGAAGCAAATCATGCAGTACGAAGGTACCAAGCTCGGCCGGCAGGAGATATACGCCGAGATTATCGACCCAGAAGAAGGCGGGATTGTCAACCGAGATTGGTTCAAGTTGTGGCCGAACAACAAGCCGTTTCCAAAGTTCGAATACATCGTGCAGTCGCTGGACTGCGCAGCGTCAGAGAAGACGCATAACGACCCGACCGCGCACATCACGTTCGGCGTGTTTAAGCCGGAAGACGGTGGCATGTGTGTCATGGTCATCGACTGCTGGCAAGACCATCTGCAGTACCCGGACCTGCGGCCGAAGGTGCTGGAAGAGTTCGAGACAGTCTACGGCGACGGGCGCGAAAAGAAGCGCGTGGACATGCTACTGATCGAGGACAAGTCGGCCGGCATCAGCTTGATCCAGGACTTGCGCAGAGCGGGCGTACCGGTGATCCCGTACAACCCGGGCAGGGCCGACAAGATCCAGCGTATGAGCATCGTCGCCAACATCATCAAGGCGGGACGCGTCTGGGTACCGGAGTCGGGCAACCGTAAGGGCTTCGTACGCGATTGGGCAGAGGGCATGATCAGTCAGGTATGCTCGTTTCCCGAGGGTGCAGCGCATGACGACTTCGTTGACGCGATGAGTCAGGCACTGCGGTACCTGCGCGATGCGGGCTGGCTGACCATCGACTACCCGACCGAGTGGCTAGACGAATCGGACTACGCGGACGCCGACAGCACCAAGCGGATAGGCAACCCGTACGATTGCTGACATAATCGGGGCTACCACATAGAGGAACCGCCATGAGCTACAAGTACCCGCAAGACGACGCATTGGAACAGGCACGGCTAAACGCTATCCGCTTGTTGGGCTTGCATGAGAACAACACCCCGCACGAACGGGCACATGCGATGGGGTTCGACGTAGAAAATCCGATGGTGCATTTTTCAAGGCATGGCGTAGACGTTGATTCGTTAGACTCGGGCAAGTACGCAAATGCCCCTTTTGACGCTATAGGTACACATGTTGGCAGCAAAGAAGCGGCCCGCGACCGCATGCGCAACACTACCGGAACAACCGATCAAATCAAGGGTTCTACCTATCCGGTGTTCGTTCGTAACCATAAGCCATTTACCGATGATGGAAAACCGTGGGACGAAGAAAAGCTAAGTATGGAATTGCGCCGGTTAGGTGGGCACGATCACCGCAATAAAACGTACGCGGATTTAAACGCCGAACTACGTGAAAAGTTATTTGAACACCATAACGCAATTCCCTACATCAACGACGTAGAAGCTAAAGGTTCAACATCGTATATCGCGCCACCAAGTAGCTTACGTTCCCGCTTTGCCGCATTTGATCCGGCCCGCGCACATGAGGCGGGATTAAATTATGCCGACGGCGGATCTGTTGAGCCAAGCTATGACGACATGCTGGCACACATCATGCTTCACAAAGCGGATGGCGGTAGCATCCGGCATGAGCCTACGAATGTAGGTGTTGACGAGGCACCAGATATGATTGTAAAGCGGTACATGCCGGCGGGTGTATCCGATGGGCAAGGTAACATGCCGGTGGGCGGTGTGGACTTGAACCAAGGGCAACCAGGGCAACAGTTTGCACCCGAGCAGCAAGGCCAGCCGCAGGGTATGCCGGGTATGCCACCGGCCGGGATGCCACCCACCGGCCCGCAAGCCCCGGCCGGCCCGCCTAGTAACATCCTGAACATGACGCGCCAAGGGCAAGCGATGTCGGCAATGAAGGCACCGGTCCCGATGGCCCCTGCAGCAGTGCCGCCGCAAGTTGGCCGGTCGAACCCGTCGCCGCTGATCAAGAACGGCATGGCGCGCATGGCCGAGGGCGGCATGGTTAATGAAAAGCATGAGAAAAACCGCATGGAGTTTTTGCGTGGGAGCCAAGTACCCGAGCGCGTCTATCACGGTACCGGCAACCTCGAAAACATGGAGTCGTTTGACCCCGAGCAAACCGGCAAAGGTAACGACCAGCTAGGCAGCGGGTTCTACTTTACGAACAAACCAGAAACGGCAAACAGCTATACCGGCTCGGTATCGCCAAGCGCACCAAAGGGTGCAACCAAGCTGGGCGGCGACACTTCGCCGGGCGTTATTGCGGCGCATCTGGCCATTAAAAAGCCATTGCGCGTAGGTCCGGAGGGCAGCCATCTGGGCGACACCGATGTAGATTTAACGCACATGCAAGTCAAACGCATTATGAACATGGCCCCGAACATCAAGCACCGCGACAAATCGCCGTTGGCCGACCACGTTGATACCAGCCGCGGAGTATCGCCGGCCATGATCCATGACATTGCAAAGTATTACACTGGATCGTCGCTGCGCGTGCTCGAAAACGATATGTTCAAGAATGACCCGACAGCTTACCGAGAAGCGTTACATAAGGTGCTGGGTTACGACGGCGTAATAAAAGATTTTGGTAACGGCGAAAAGCATTACGTGGCTTGGTTCCCGCATCAGATCAAGTCGGCAATCGGCAATCGCGGCACGTATGACACCAACAGCGACAAGATTACGCGCAAAGAAGGCGGTAGCGTAAAGCCCGTTGTCCGTGGCATAATCAAAGAACAAGTTACAGTAATCCCGAATTTAGATGAAATGAAGCTAGCACTTATGAAAGCCAAGCGATGACCGACAAGAACCTGCCAGACGATTCAATCAACGAAGACGGTTCGGCCGACGTGGAAATGGATATGGACGAACTGACTGAACTACCGGATGGTTCGGCAGTCGTTCAGTTGGATACAAGCGGTCCAGAAGAAACGCCCGACTTCTACTCGAACATGGCCGAGACGATGGACAGCTACGATCTGGACACGCTGGCCATGCGGTACATTGAACTGTTGGAAAAAGACAAAGCGGCACGGGAAGAGCGCGACAAGCAATACGAAGAGGGCATCAAGCGCACCGGTCTGGGCAAGGACGCTCCGGGCGGCGCAAACTTCATGGGCGCGAGCCGCGCTGTGCATCCGGTAATGGCCGAGGGCTGCGTGGACTTTGCGTCCCGTGCCATCAAGGAACTGTTCCCGCCCGACGGCCCCGTACGTACCAAGATCATTGGTGAAGTCGACGACGTCAAGTCGAAGCGGGCCGAGCGCAAGCGGGATTTCCTGAACTGGCAGATCACGGAGCAGATGGAAGAGTTCCGCGACGAGCAAGAGCAGATGCTGACCCAGTTGCCGTTGGGCGGTTCGCAGTACCTGAAGCTATGGTACGACGAGCAGAAGAAACGTCCGTGCTTAGAGTTTCTTCCGATTGACCGTGTTATCTTGCCATTCGCCGCATCAAACTTCTACACCGCGCAGCGCATGGCCGAAGTGCATGAGATTACCGAATGGGAATACAACCGGCGCGTAGCGAACGGCATGTACAAGGACGGAGGGTCGTTCACGTCGTCTATCGAGCCGGTGCAGACCCGTGCGCAAAAAGCTAACGACAAGATTGAGGGTAAGCGGTTTCAGGACAACGAAGACGGCCTGCGCGAAGTGTTCCACATTTACACTCATCTGGAATTTGAAGACGACCAGTTCTCCGATGGCGAAATGGCCCCGTACATCATGATGGTCGACAAGCAGTCCAACGAAGTCATTGGCCTCTACCGCAATTGGGAAGAGGGCGACAAGACGATGGACAAACTCGATTGGATCATCGAGTTCAAGTTTATCCCGTGGCGTGGGGTGTTTGCTATTGGTTTGCCACATTTGATAGGTGGACTAAGCGCAGCACTTACCGGCTCGCTCCGTGCGTTGTTGGACTCCGCTCACATCAACAACGCCGCGACTATGCTGAAGTTGAAGGGCGCAAAGATGAGCGGTCAGACCCAGCAGATTGAGGTCACGCAGGTGGTCGAGTTGGAAGGTGCCCCAGGCGTTGACGACATCCGCAAGATCGCCATGCCGATGCCGTTCAATCCGCCGTCACCGGTCCTGTTTCAGCTTATGGGCTGGCTTGACAGCGCCGCTAAGGGTGTCGTGACGACGAGCGAAGAGAAGATCGCAGACGTCAATGCGAACGCCCCTGTCGGCACTACGCAAGCCTTAATCGAGCAAGGCGCGGCGGTGTACTCGGCTATTCATGCTCGGCTGCACCAGTCGCAAGCCCGCGTCATCAAGGTGCTGTGCCGGCTTAACCGGTGGCACTTCAACGAAATGCGTAAGAGCGAAATTGCGGAAGAACTGGAAGTGACGCGCGAAGACTTTAATCGCAACACCGACGTTATACCGGTCAGCGATCCGCACATTTTCAGCGAGACGCAGCGGATGGCGCAGATGCAAGCGGTGCTGTCACGGGCCGACGCGCACCCAGACTTGTACGATGCCAAGGCCGTCGAGGAACGGTTCCTGAAGCAGTTGAAGATTCCGAACATCAATGAGCTATTGAAGGACATCCCCGCACCGGAACAGCGTACCTTGGCCGATGAGAATGCCGCTATGGCCGTCGGGCACACCGCCTACGCGTACATGCAGCAGGATCATATCGCGCACATTCAGGGCCATCTGATGTTTGGTCTGGATCCTGCTTTTGGCGCAAACGCATTTATCGCGCCGGCGTTTATTCCTAGCGCTATCGAGCATATCAAGCAACACATGACGTTATGGTACTTGAACCGCATGAATGGCTACGTCGAGAACTTGCGCGGCGGAAAACCAGTGAGCGATTACGAAAACCCGGCGCTGACGTCGACCATTGACAAGCTGTACGCGACCGTTGGCCAGCACGTTGCTATGGATACTCAACACGTATTCGCGCAGATCCTGCCGCAGTTGCAACAGTTGCAGCAGACCATGCAGCAAAATGCCGCGCAGCCACAATTGCCGCCAGATGCGCAAGTTGTCAAGGACACCGCGATGGCCGAAACGCAGCGCAAGGCGGCCAAGGACCAGCAGGATTTACAGATAGCACAAGCTAAGATTCAAGATAATCAACAGCGTACGCAAGCTGAAATGCAGGCCAAAGTTCAAGCGGCACAACAGTCTAGCGAATTGGAATTACAGATAGTGCAAATCAATAATGCTGCCAAGTTACAGATCGAACAGGCTAAAATGGCGCATGCAGCTAACCAACCGGCAGCAATGCCACCACTAGGAGAACAGAATGGCAACTTCGGACAGTGAACAAAAGAGCATCAACGTACCGCAACATAAGCGGCTGGCCATGGGCGAGAAACTAACCGGCGAAAGCATGCAGCCAAAAGGTGGCAGCAAGCCGATGGGTGGTTTGGGCAGCATTACTAAGTCCAGCAAAAAGAATAAATGATCCTCGAATTAATCCATAT